AAACATTACACCTAAACCAGCTACACCAAATCTAAACATTTTAGATCCAAGTAGACTCGTTAAAAAAGTACCGGCTAACCCTATAGGTAAAATACCACCTAATTTCGAAAACAAGTCTTTACCTAAACCGAATCCTTTTTTTGCACCACTCCCTACTGCACCAGCAGCACCACCAACACGACTTATAACAGAAGCTTTAGTTTCTCTATTAGTTTCTATGTCTTCTCTTCTATCACGCGTATCTTTACTTTTCATGAAATCTACAAACTTTGAAATACCTTCATTAGTTTGTTTCTGTTCCTTTGCTACGCCTGATAGTGCTAAATTAGTTACGCCTAAAGTTGCATTGACTTCTGCTAATGTTGTCATCTTGCTTGCCTCTGTTCCTCTCGTGCTCTTTCTTCTAAGTGATCATTAAGTAACATTAAATATACCTCTCTCTCCCACGGTAACATTTCTTCTAAGTCAGATAAAGAATAGTTGAAATGTTGCATCATCAAAAAATTAGTCTTGAAGTAATTCTCCAAGGTTTCATGAGAGAGGTTAATTAAAAAAAATCTTGTAAGCCTTTCAATTGCACAGTATTTTCATGTTGACATTTTTTACAAGTAAACTTTTCTTCATGTTGCATTGCAGGCATGCTTTCCACGAAATCTGTAATCTTTGTTAATTGTTCGTTAGTAAGAGAATTTACAAATTTTTCTATTTCTTCTCTTGATTCTTGACTTATGATAATTTTATCATCACCAGTTTGTACTGAATACATACAACTTATAATTGATTCAAATAATAATTCTGCTTGTGATCCAGCTGGATTATTGTAGTTAGGATTACGCAACATATCATCATAGGTTGGGTATTTCATTTCAATACTTACTGTATCTGTAATTGGAATCATTTTAGTTTTAATTTCAGAAGCTTTCATTTTTACTTCTTCTAAATTAATTACAACTTCATTTTCTTCATTGCAATCTACACATGCGGATCTTATAGTTGAAGTTTCTCCAACTGACTTTGCTCTTACTTGTGTAAATACGTAATCAACATCAAAGGTTGCGAGCTTTTTGATGTTTATTCCTGGCACACATGTTTCAATGCAATTTATCATAGCATTTAAAATCTGTTTCATGTCTTGAGATTCATATGCAATTAATAGACTTTTCTGTTCTTTAACAAGAAAAGGTCGAAACTTAAACGTTTCTTGTGATGAAGGTACTACTACCTCATACATTGGTTTATCGTTAGATAATACTGGCAGCGCCATATTTTACTCCTTATATTATATCAATTCCGCCTAATGGTGTATCAATATCCATATTGATAAAGTTCTGTACACCACTGGCTCTTCTCCAGTTCGTATATGCAAATGTTACAGTCAATTGCACTAAACCATCAAGATCATTATTCAATTCAATTGCACTAGATGCTATTGGAAAAGCTTCAAGTAAATCTACTGAATAGACACTTCCACCACCAATACCTGCATTAAATCTTATAGGTCCTAATTGTTTGCTAAAACCTTTCATTGGCTGTCTTAATTGATGTATTGTTACTGTTTTAGCATATTCATTTTTATAGTTAGATGTTTGTCCTGTTTCGTCAAGTATAGTGCTTCTCCAACTATCAAAATAATCTTTTACTCCATAATCGTTCATTAAATAGAAAGTCATACTCACGTCATCAACTGCATAACCGTAAGCTACTTTTTGGTATTCCATTCCAATTCTTCTATCATTAGTTAATATTTGTTTTGCTGGCAAAGTCGCATTTGAACACAAAATGTTCAATTCTCTTGAACTCGCTCCTCCACCCATTCCACTGAATGCTCCTACTATACCGTTAAGTAAACCACCACCAACTCCTACAGCAGGTAATGTAACTAAAAATTTATTTGGTCTAGCAAAACCCAACTTAGTGTTTACTAATGCTTTAATATCTTCAATACTATTAGCCATTTACTTTCATCCTTGAATTCTGATAAACTTTTCCTGCTGATGCTTTCTCCCATTGAGCAGTAGGTAAAAATGCTGCTATTTCCCATTCAGGTGCCGGCACTTCAGCAAATCGTGATTTAACGTGTGCAAGCAAATAATGCTTGAAACACGGTTGAAAATATCTCATTTTTCGTGCACCTTTTAACAAATCGTATGTTAATTTAAATTTTGTCGATTCATCATATTTTTTGTTATTGGTTGCATCTAATAATGCATCTAAGAACTTTGCTCTCAACACTGGAGGAAGATAATGTAAATTTATTCCTCTGAATCCACCAGGAGCGGGTTCAATTGGTATTGTTAATGGAAACCTATCATAAAACGGTAATTTGTCTTTATGCTTTGGATCATAAAAATACATAAACATAGAACCATAGCTATGAGATGCTCTACGATTAACTTCGTCTTCTCTCATTAAAGCGCCACGATTAACTCTCGTGAGTCTTTGAATTCTTTTACGAAACCAATCGCGCGATTCTTGTGTACGAGGATTAATACCTGCACGAAAAGCTTCAAGTTCTAATTTTTGAAATAAGTTACTCATGAATCTATTTATATCTTTTTCTTACGCTTTTTTCGAAATGGTTTCATTGGAGTGTACTTCTTAAGTTTTCCAGGAACTGGCTTATGCAATAGTTTCATTTCTTGTAAAGTTTTTTCAGTCCACACATGAAACTCCCAACCACGATCCTTTGCGTATTCATTAGCAGCTTCCCATTTGTTCATATTCTTAACGTAAGTAAGACCTTCAGTAATATACCGCTTAGTTCTTTTTTCTCCAGTAGGAGGTACAGTTTCTTTTTCAGGTTTTATCTCTACGAGTATGGTTTTCTCTTTAAATATTATTTTTAAATCAACATAGTACTTATGATAACGTTTATCAACATCATAATAATATGGAATGACAACTTCTTCTGAACCCCATCGTTTTACTTTATCGTTATTATCACACCACTGAAATACTGCCTTTTCCCATAAAGACCTGTATATTATATTATTAGCATCACCTTTATACTTAGATGCATTTTTGATTGTATATCTACCTGAATAAGCCATGTTTTTGTTATAAATAGAAAAATAATATTTAATTATATCTATAAGGATTATCATGTCAGATATAGGATTAGCAGGAATTTCAACCACATCACTTAATAAAGTTGGGCCCAATGGTGAAGTACTACCAGGGAGTGCATTCCCGGGATTAGATGCTTTTGGCGGAAGCGGACCAAAAGTAGGAACAAATGCAGACGGTGACGGATTTAGAAACTTAGATTTTAGTGATTTATCTGGTCAAATTAGAACAGCTGCAAACTCATTAGTAAACGGATTGACTAGCTCAAGACAAAGACCCGATTTAAAGTATCCTCTTGAAACTAATAATCCAGCGTATCAAGCTAGAGTCCAATTTAGAATGTATTCACTGCAACCTGCGATTGATGGCGAAAGCCAAAAAAACTTTGATAAAGTTGCAAGCGATAATTTAAAAAGTTTATTAGAATCCTCTGCAAAAACTCAAGATGTACGAGCTCAAGTTGATAGTTTTGGCTATGCTGGAAGAAATAGTGGTACAGCTAACGCAGGAATAGATGGACCGTCAGCTGGTGCAGCATCTGCCATAGGCAGTTCGGCTGCAACTGGAGCAAACAAGACGTCATTAAAGGGAATCATTAGCAATTTTGCAAAAAGTGCAAAAGATAAAGTTGCAGGAGCGGAATTTTTAAAACAAGCTAGCAAACATGTTATGGGAGGTGTTGAGTTTAAACCTGTAAGAAACACTCCAATAGTAGATATGTATTTTCCTATCACTATGCAATTTAATGATAATGCGCAATATGATAATGCATCATTAGGTGCTTTTGGTGCAGCTGTTGAAGGAGCAATGAATCAAGGTGGTGGAGCTCTTGAATCAATATTAGGAGAATTTAATAACGGTTTAGTAAGTATGTTTGATGCTGTAAGAGGTAATCAAAAACTTTCGGAAGCTGCATTCAGAGTTGGTTTAGCTCGAGTTATTGACAAAGGTTCAATGATAAATTCCGGTGTAGCTAATGCATTGACACTTCAAAATAGAACAATAATTAATCCAAATATAAGAGCTTTATTTAGAGGCGTAGGTTTACGTGAATTTACATTTCAGTTTAAGATGATTGCTCGTTCTCAATTTGAGGCAGAGGTAATAAGACAAATAGTTCAGCACTTTAGAGAAGAAATGTATCCCGGAACTTTTGATATTGATGAATTAGGCGGTGCAGATATTGGATTTAAATTTCCTAATGTTTTTCAAATACAATTTAATTATAACGGTGTGCCTAATAGAAATATTCCAAAAATAGAAAAATGTTATTTACGTAATGTTAGTACTTCAATAAATCCAACTGGTGGAGCTTTTAGAAGAGACGGTCAACCGAATGAAGTTGATTTAACATTAAGTTTTGTTGAATACAAAACTCTCAACAAAAAAGATATAAGGGCAGGTTACTAATGAAATATTTTAAAGATTTTCAAGACGTCTTTTATAACTTTGGCAATGAAGAACAACCAACTTTAACTCAAAATATATCAAAATATGTAGATGTAATAGATCAAGTAAAAGATGATATTGCATTTTTAACTTTTTATACTATACAAGAAGGACATAGGCCTGATCAAGTTTCTATTGAATTATATGATACACCATTGTATTATTGGACTTTATATTTATTAAATGATAACATAAGACAACAAGGCTGGCCTTTAAACAATGTTGAGTTTCAAACTTATATTAAAAAAATATTTCCTAATACAGTAATAACTACAAGAGAAAATATTTCAACTAAGTTTAAAGTTGGTCAAACTCTAACTGGCAATACATCTGGCGCTAGCGGAACAATTATAAGAAGAAATCCAGATTTAGGTCAAATCGTCGTTGAAGGTAAACCATCTTTCAGAACATCAGGTGAAACTATTACATCTACTAATTCAAGTGGCGTTTTAGAATCTATTATAGCAGTATCAAGTTCTGATGAACAGAACGCTGCAAATTACTATACTGATATATCTGGCGGCATAGTTGATTTAGGCGTAGATTCTGATGTAAATTCACTAACGTACGGAGGTTTTATTCCACCCGGAGCACTAAAAAATGAAATTACAAATGAACAAGCTTATTTTAATGTTAATGAAAGTCTTAGACAAATAAGAGTTATTAGACCTAACTTAATAAATAACATTGTATCTGGTTATAAAAAAGCAGTAAGAGAATAACGTGTCTGAATTAGCAATTGAAACGAGAAGTGACTATCAGTTACTATCTGCTGAAATAACAAACAGTGATAGAAATGTTGACTTATCTGTTGACATAAAGCGTTTGATATCGTCATTTCAAATATTTGAACATATCGAAAAATCATATTTGACAGCAGAAGTTGTCTTTGCTGATACTACAAATCTTTTGCAAGATATAGATTTTCAAGGTGGTGAGAAATTAACTTTAGAAATATGTCAATCAGAAGAAAGAAATGAAGGCTTTACTATCAAAAAAGACTTTTTGATCAATAAAATCGAAAGTGTTACAAGAGCTGATGAAGCTACTGACGCTGTTATGTTACATTGTATTGAATACCATGTATTTAAATCTTCATTGCAAAATATAAGTAGATCGTATATCGGTTCTGCAAGTAAAATAATTTCTAAGATATTACGTGAATACACAGAAAGAGATGTGTTGTCTATAGGCACTGAATCTGTAAATGATTTAAAAGTTATTATACCAAATTTAAATCCTCTTGAGGCAAGCGATTGGTTAAAGAAAAGAGCAGTAAGTGAAACCGGAATGCCTTATTATCTTTATTCGGTCTTAGGCGTAGATAATTTAATTATGAGAGATTTAGGTAGCATGTTAGAAGATCCAGTAATTAATAAAAGTGTTCCTTTTATATACGCACCTAGTTTAAACACAGCTCAACTCGGGCCAAGAAAATACTATAATATATTAGATTTCAAAATTTCTGATAATGAAGATTTACGCTCAATAATTAGTGAAGGTTTAGTCGGAGGTGAATATTATTTCTATAATACTATGACAGCTGTTCCGTATAGAGTAAAGTTTGACGTTGAAGAGGTCTTTCAAGATTTAGCTAGAAAAAATTTATTAGGTGGAGAAAATGAAAGATTTGTTTATGCACCTGATTATAAAATAAAAGATCAAAAAATTTCAAAATATAATTCTCGTTCAATAACACAAATATCACAAAGTGGTGCATATGAAAATGGATTAAGTAACTTTAGAAGTTACCAAGACGACAATTCTGCAAGTAATCATAAAAGAAAAATAACAGCAGCATCTTTAAAATCATTCTTATCAAAAGCGCCGATTCAGATTACTGTAAAAGGTAGAGAATTTTTAACAGCTGATGAAAATTATACTATAGGTAAAGTTATTAGAATATTGTTTATTGATACAGTCAGTTCATCTACAAATCAAAAAAAATTATCATTTGATCGTAAGAAATCTGGAGATTACGTAATATGTGCAGCAAGGCATGTTTTTGACGATGAAAATTATAACACTACTTTATTGTGTGGTAAACTTGGTTCACTAACTGAGGATGTAGTATTATGAGTCAAATGTTTTATGGTGATCACAATCGATGGTTCGTAGGTTTAGTCATAGATGTTAATGATCCTCTTAAGCTCGATAGAGTAAAAGTTAGGATACAAGGAATACACACACATGATACAACATTGATTCCTAATGCAGATCTACCTTGGGCTCAAGTAACAATACCTGTCACAGAAGGCGGCAGTTCTGGTATAGGTGCTAACTGCAGTATAAAGCCAAGAGCACAAGTGTTTGGATTCTTCTTAGATGGAAAAAATTCACAATTGCCTTTAGTCATAGGATCTATACCTAAAATTGAATCTTACGCTAATCAAAGCGGAGATGAAGACAATAGGCTTCCATCATTTGATAAAAAATCTGCTGTTGGTAATATTGATTTAGATTTAGATGGTGATTCAAATATAGAAAAAGCTTTTAACTTTTTTGTCTCAGAAGAAGGTGGTAACTACACTATGGAGCAAGCATGTGGAATAATAGGTAACTTTTGTCAAGAGTCTGGTCCTAATGTAGATCCAAGAGCAGTCGCAGCAAATGAAGGCTCTACTGGCATAGCGCAGTGGAATCCAGCTGCAGCCGCTGGAAACAGATTAGGCCAACTAATAGAATATTCAAACACATTAGGTTTAGATCATTTAACATTAGGTGCACAACTACTTTTTACTAAATATGAATTAGAAACATTTAACTACTTAGGTGATGGCCCGTTAAGAAAATCAACTACTGTCAAAAGAGCAGCAGAATTATTTCAAGATAATTATGAAAGACCTAATAAGCAATTTGCACATACAGAAAAAAGAATAGCTTACGCAAAAGAAGTATTCGATAAATTGGTGAACGTATAATGGCAAAATTTATAGCTAGAGGAGACAAAATACAATTACCATCAGGTACTTTTCAGGTTAGTATGGTTCAAATGAGGCGTCTTATTAATCCAGAGTATAGAAAAATTTATTTAAATAATTCTGGACCAACTCATAGATACACAAAAATTCCTGGCAGTATGTGGAAATTTAATTCAACAACATTAATTTTAACGATTAAAACAAATTTAGATACAGAGTTAGAGATTGACTACGAAGCCTCTACCCTTCCACAAAGAGATCAGTTTGGAAAATTGATATCTAAAGAAGATGTTAATAGAGCGGCTAAAAATAATCAACCTTTTTTCTCTACTAAATTAGAAGCACAACAAGAAAGCAAAATTAGTAACGAAGGAACAATAATAGGAGACTTCAAGCAAGTAGGAGGGTTTAGGTCTTTATCCCCATTTGCTAAAGAAGGTGAAGCAATAAGTAAAAGAGCTATGCCCGTAAAATTAACCTCATCAGTCGGCGATGGAAGTTTATCTGCTATAGCTACAAATACATCTCAACTTACATCGATTCTTGGTAGTAGCCCAGCCGCGACAGGCACATTAAAAAGAATTGTTACAAACGGAGCTCCAGCGTCGTTGCTTAAACAAATGCAAAAAAATTTACCTAAGCTTTCACCACAAAAATTAAGAACATTTGCAGCTAACGTTTCCGTTAGTCCTTCAAATAGTATTGAAGCACTTAAGCCAGAAAAGAGTCCGTCTCTAGTTTCGGTACAAGCTGCATCTAAAATTTACAAAGATAAATTAAAATTAAAGCTAAATTCTGGTGGATTTGATTTAAATCCACTTGATAGATTTCCAGGAATGGGTAGAACTAAACAAAATTTAGCTGCACAATTTGTAGGTACATTATTAAATAAAGTAGGAAGTACGTTTGGCAACATATTAAATGGACTTAAAGTTTTTGGTGATAATCCAGCACCGTCTATAACTTCAGCGTTTGGAGGAAACATAAAAGACTTGATTGAAGTTGGAGGATCTCAAACTAATGTTTCAAGCTATGTGAATAAAGGAAGTTTAGTAGACATCAAAACACCTAAAATTCAATATCTTTTACAAGATCGAAATGCTTTCTTAGGATATGCTACACCAGACGACTACAAATTTCCATTTGTTAATTCTACTGAAGAGCTAATAAAAGAATTTCAGTTAAGTTCAAGAGGCCCGAACAGTGATGGTGATGATGCAATCGGTGGACTGTTTATTCATGAAACACGAAAATTCACTGGTCCTCCAGAGAAAGCTAATGCCAAAGCTATAAATGATGGTGTTAAAAGAGTTCAATTAAAATTACTTACAAAAGAAATAAAAGACACTAATACTGCATCAGATGGAAAAACGGCGGCAGAAACAGCACTTGAAAGAATATCAATTAAACCTAATGATTATGGATTGAATTCACATTATGTAATACTAACAGATGGCTCTTTGCAAAGAGGTAGACCTATAGATAAAACTCGTACTCCTACAGGATATCCGAGATTTTATAAAACTGGCCTTCAACTTACTTTTGTTTCAGGCGGCAAAACTCCGAATTCAAAAATGTTTGAAACTTATGATAGATTTTTAAAAGCTTGGTTTACAGTATTTCCAGATTGCGGTGTGTATGGCACAAGTGAAGTAAGTAATCGTACGCAAAATACTTTTGATGTAAGACAAACCGCAAAATCAAAATTTAGATTTGTTTATCGCTACGATGATTTATCTGAGTTAAATGAATTTCCAACTAAAGTTGAAAGAGTAATTACAAAACCAACAACTATAGCTACAACATCATCTACAATAACTAAACCAGTAACTTTTGCTGAAGCAAATAAAAATATTAAAGAAGTATTAGAAAGTAAAGAATTTAATGATGATGTAGACGCTGCAGCTAATAAAGCTGGAGCTGCATTAGCGCAATTAAACGGTGAAGAAAGAAATGCAATTGCAACTAAATTTGGAGCTGAAAATTTACCACAAAGCGATTTAAAGGCAAAGATGGATACTGACTTTAAAAATGCTCAATCATTCATGAAAGAAAAAAATAAACAACTTAATAGTATTATCGGCAAAACGAACACAGATAATACAAGTGTAAAGACATTTGCAGATAAGTTAAGGAGCACATAATGGCAGAAGTTGATCAAATTGATCCTAGTGAATTAGAATCTATACAGAACCCAGATGATGGAAGGTCTGACCCAGATAAAAGATTTCCTAAGAAAGAATATGTTGGTGTTTCATCTGTAAACAATATTGCACGTGGCACACGTGTTAAAAATGTTTATATCGGTGGGAGTATTCCCGGTATGGATCTTGAATTAAACGATGAGCCGTCAACACAATATCCAGAAAATCAAGTGAAAGAAACCTCATCTGGTCATATTGTTGAGTATGATGACACTAATGGCCGTGAACGTGTAATGATAAGACATAAAACTGGATCTGGTGTTGAAATGAGAGCAGATGGAACTGTTATATTAAGTTCAACAAATAACACATTAAGAATAGTTGCAGCTAATGAAAAAGTCATAGTTGAAGGCGATGGAGAGGTTGTATATAACGGTAATTTAAAAATGAGAGTTGCAGGTGATTTTGATTTAGAAGTTGGTGGTGATTTTAATGTTAATGTCACAGGCAATAAAGAAGAAACAATTAAAAGCTCTTTGATAGAATCTGTATCTAAAAACAAAACTATGACCGTAGGAGAAAATAAAGCTGAAACTATTTTAGGAGTTGATGCACTAACTGTTTTAAAAGATAAAGATATAATGGTTAAAGGCGCTTTTGAAACTAATGTTCAAGGCGCAATAGAATTAGATGCTGGTGGTATTTTAACGTTGAGCAGTGAATCTAAATTTATTGCTTCTTCACCAGACACGAGCATTATCACAGATAATATTTCAGTGATAGCTCCTGTTGGTACAATAGGAGGTGCAGATGTTGTTTATTATGGTAATACCGCGCATATTCCTAGAATCAATTCTACTTCAATGCACGCAACAACATTTCATGGTACATTAGACGGTAAAGCTTCTTTTGCAGCAAAGGCAGATCAAGCTGGTTCTGCGCCAACCGGACCTGGATCTGGTGGCGGAACCCAAACTATTGAAACAGCAACTAATAAAACAACTGAGCAGCCAACTACATCACTGTTAAATTCTGCATTAAGAACTTCACCAGTATTCGGCATAAGACAAGTTGAAGTAGATACATTTGATGATTTAAAACATTCAGTCGATAGAAGTAGATCTTACGGCGGAATAACTAAAGATGATTTGACTACAAAGTCTGCAAGATCAAAATTAAGAGATCCTAATAATATTTCTAATGAAACATTTATGGGAGAAATACTTTCAGATGGAACTGTGTCAAAAAATGCAACAAATGCTATACCTCCAAAATTTGGTAAAGCAGTTAGTGCAAACAATACATCGCAAAGAGGTACAGAAGCAATAGGCCCATCAAATCCGAAAGCAAAGGTATATCAAAGTGGCACGTAAAATAAATGTAATTCCAGACGCGCAATACGATCCTACATTTCAGCCAGAAATTTCTGGTCGTACGAGATTAGCACATAGCATAACATTATCTAAATTTTTAGGTAGTTACAATGATCCTGTGAGTATAAGTCATTTAGATAGTGATGATAAATTAATATTAGCAAAACAATATTATTTACATGCTCAAGTGTTGCAATCTATTAATTCATCACCTGGACTAAGAGGCATATCATCATTTGAAAAGTTTAGAATGATTGTTTCTGAAGGATTTTATAGAGAAGGCCCAAATGAAGATTTAGACGTTACTGATGGTATTAATTATTTAAAGACAAATGGAAGAGCTGTTGTTTATGAACTTATCGGTGAAGACGGTAAAATAGCATTTGATAAAACATTTGATCTAGCTGTTTACTTAAAGAACAACATAGACTTTGATAAGATCATACTAAATTATGATAGTTATAATCCAAACGGATCTTTGCACGTGGATATAGTTTTAATTATGCCAGAAATAATATCACCATGGAGCGTTTCATATAATAATATTATTGAAACAAGATTTAACAATTCAGTGCAGTCTACTGGTGAATTAATAGAAATTAGTCATGAGCAAACTGACGAATAAATTGTATAAATAGTCAATAAAGGAAACACTATGCCAACAAGAGTTTTTGCAAATGAAGATGGAAATGTTAGTAAGAAGTCTATTATTGTTTCAAGGACACGTGAAGACATAGACATAGATGCAACGTTTAGTGCTAAGTTTGTTGGATTAGATACTGATGGTAATAATTTACCAGGTGATATTTTTAAAAAAACAAATGCTGCAGCTGTTAAGCAATCAATAAGAAATTTACTATTGACGAATTTTACTGAGAGACCTTTCATGCATAGGTTTGGTGGAAATTTAACAGATATGTTATTTAGATTAAGCACTGAAATAGATGATGCTAATTTGGAGAATGATATAACTTCGTCAATACAAACTTATGAACCAAGAGCTCAAGTTTTAAGCATAAATAGTATTATAGGTGCAGACAATAATGAAGTAAGAGTAACAGTAAGATTTTTAGTAATATCTACATTACAACAAGATACTGTAGAAATAAATTTAACAAGGTTAAGATAAATGTCAACTACAATTCAATCAACAGATTTAGATTTTGATACAATAAAAACAAGGCTAAAGGATTATTTCAAGCGTCAAAGTGAATTTACTGATTATGATTTTGAAGGTTCTGCTTTAAGTAATATACTAGATGTATTGGCTTATAATACTCACTTTAATGGCTTAACATCAAACTTTGCTCTTAATGAAAGTTTTTTAAACACTGCACAACTGAGAAGTTCTATAATATCTCATGCAGAAGCTTTAGGATACGTACCAAGATCGTATGCATCAGCATTATCAAAACTAACATTATCTATTACAATCACAGCTGCAGATAGACCAACTTCAATTGAACTACCTAGAAATAGTAAATTTACTACGTCATTAAATGATGTAAGTTATACATTTCGAACAAGAGAAAAATATATTGCAACTCCTAGTAGTGCAGGTGTTTATACTTTTAAAACTTCTGAAGGTTCTTCAGATGTACCAGTTTATGAAGGAATAGAAAAAACTAAAACATTTTTTGTTGGTGAAACATCAGATTCACAAATCTATGTTATACCGGATTTAACGATTGACACTACAACAATAAGAATACAAGTTTTCGATACTTCAGTAAGTCCGACTTTTACCACATACACTAATATCAATAAAGCAACTCGAATTACGCCAACGTCTACACATTATCAAATTAAAGAAGTGCCTAATGGTTACTACGAAATAATATTCGGCGATGGAACGAGTACAGGATTAGCTCCAATTGCAGGAAATAAAATAGTAATAGATTACTTGTCTACTGTAGGGCCTGAAGCTAATGGGGCCAGCTTGTTTTCTACAGATGTTCAAGTAGAAGGTGTTAATTTAGAAGTTGTCACGAGTGCACCTGCTGCAGGTGGATCATTTAGAGAAGGCATAGAATCTATAAGACAAAATGCACCATTATACTTTACGTCTCAAAGACGAATGGTTACAGCTGAAGATTACACGTCTCAAATATTAACTAACTATGGTTCATTTGTTGACGATGTTACTTCGTGGGGAGGCCAAGATAATGATCCTGCTATTTTTGGTTGTGTTTATGTAGCAATAAAATTTAAAACAGATGTTGATGACGCTACACAGTTAGATGTACAAAATAATATCATAAGTGATTTGTCTGATAATTTTGCTATTGCAAGTATAGACACTAAATTTGTAGATGTGAATACTTCTTATTTAGAAATTATAACTACATTTAATTTTGATCCAGATTTAACAAGTTCAACTTCAAGTGCTACAGAAACTTTAATTCAAGATACAATTAACACGTATTTTTCAAATAATTTACAAAGATTTGGAAAAGTGTTTAGAAGATCAAATTTACTAGCAATTCTCGATGGTATTGACGAATCAATACTAAACACTAAGCTGAGCATTAAAATACAAAAAAGATTCATACCTACTTTAGGCCTTTCAAGAGATTATCAGATAAACTTTCCAGTTGAGATTGGTAGCGCTATTAGTACAGGTGCTGGTGAAATAATCATTACATCTTCTAAGTTCACGTTCAATTCAAAAGCTTGCACTATTAGAAATAGACTTAATTCAAACACTTTAGAAATAATTAATAATTCAGAAGGTGTTGAAGTAGACAATATTGGTTCATTTGATTCAAAAGCAGGTAGAGTTAATTTAGTAGGATTCAATCCTACTGCACTAGAAGGTGGCGAAATAAAAATATCAGCTAGACCTGCTAACGAAAGTACAATAAGACCTTTAAGAGCAAGTATAATTGATATTGATACTGCGGCATCTAAAGCTAATGCTATTCTTGATTATCAAGAAATCCAAGCATCATTATCAGGATCAACATCATCAAGCGGTTCTAGTTACTAATGGCAAATATTCAATATCATTATAATAGAAGACCAAGAAATTTTTTACATAGAAAAGTTCGTGAGGCTTTACCTGAATTTTTTACTCAAGATTACCCAAATCTTGTAACATTTTTAGAGAAATATTACGATTATTTAGATTCAGACGGAGCCAGTTCATTTGATTACAAATTAAGAAAAATATATCAAACAAGAGATACACAAGAAACTTCTTCAGATTTATTGAAATTTATAATACAAGAAATTACAGCTGGAAACACTGGAGGTAATTTTATTGATCCAAGTTTTTACGCTCAAAGAATTCATGAATTGCATAGAACTAAAGGTT